TACGAAACAGCTTGGACACCTGGAAGCCGCGTGCTCGGGTCTCTCAAACCTGCGAAGATAGATGAGAAGATCTTAAATGATCACATAGAGAAGTTGGGGTCTTCAGCTCCTGGACTTGAGAGTTTTCGTCCTAAAAAGAGTGGATTTGCATATCCCGTATACTACGACAGGTTCGCGACGAGGACGGGACGACTCACGGTCGTCGAAGGGCCCAACATCCTTGTCCTCAAGAAGACATGCAGGGACGTCTTACAGTCATCGTTTGAAGGTGGCACTGTGGTCTCTCTCGACTTTAAGGCTCTGGAGGCACGCATCGTACTCGCCGAAGCTGGTAAATACTCTGCTGAGGAAGACATTTACAATGAAATCTCTCAGAAGCAGTTCAACGGTGTCCTGCCGAGGGACGTTGTGAAGACCGCGGTGCTAGCGGATCTCTACGGAATCTCAAGAGGAGCTCTCAAGGCACGTCTCGGTGTCTCTGATCAGAAACTCGACGCATTCATGAGCGTCATTCGGGACTACTTTAAGGTCGAATCTCTTCGCCAGCGTCTAAAGGATCAAGTCGGAACTAGCGGCAAGATGTTAAATCGCTTCGGACGTCCTCTCAACATACCGGAAGGTCAGGACAATCTGCTGGTAAACTCTTACGCCCAATCTAGCGGTGTCGACGTCGCGATGATAGGATTTGATTCTGTCCTTAAGCGTCTTGGTTCTGACGGTATTCGTCCCCTCTTTGTTCTTCACGACGCCATCATTCTTGACGTTCATCCCAACAGATTAACAGACGTTAGAGAGTGCACTTCTGTAGACATAACGACTTATGAAAAGCCTTTCCCATTAAAGTTTGAGTCACTTCGTGATAGTTAAAGGCATGAAGATAACGCTGCCTCAGCTCAGGAAGATCATCAGGGAGTCGATCGAAGAAGTCATGTTAGAGGACGCCTTTGGAGATCTCCACGGTCGGCACGCAGATCCACAGGAACTTGCAGACCTCCTCGGATGGGACTGGTACTCTCTCACTCCTGCCGAGAAGCGAGACATGGGTGATCTCATGCGTGGTGTGCTGATGAACTTCGATGATGAAGAACTCGAGGCAATGATACACCAGCTTCCGTTGGAAAAGAACTTCGCTGCCACCAAGCCTGGAAAGATCGGCATACCTGGAAAGATCAAGGTCGACACGAAGACGATGGTCGACACGATCAAGAAGAACTTCATGAATTGAACAACTCTAGTTCCTGTGTTAAAGTCCATCCCATGGAACTCACACCGGAACAGATCGCAGAGAACTTTGACAAGTATCGTGGCTTCATGGAGAAGCTTGGTGACAGGGCCGAACCGGCATTGGCCCTTGTAGATCATCTCGGAGAGAGACTCGCTATCTGTCCGGCTTCTTCTAGGAAAGATTATCACCACGCTATTCCCGGTGGTCTCGTCGATCACTCTCTGCGCGTCTTAGGTAATGCAATGCGTCTCGTCAAGGCGTTCAACTGGGACGTCCCAAAGGATTCTCTCATCCTCGGTTGTCTCCTCCACGACATCGGCAAGATCGGTGATCACGAGAAAGATTACTATCTGCCTCAGACTGACAGTTGGCGAGTGGACAAGTTGGGCGAAGTCTACACGCATAACAAGGACTTACAGTACATGACCGTGCCTGATCGAGGTGTGTGGCTGTGCCAACACTTCGGTCTCAAACTCACACAACCAGAATTTCTCGCAATTAAGCTGAACGATGGTCAGTATGCAGAGGAGAATGCTCCTTACAAGATGAAAGAACCTCTCCTTGTTGACATCGTTCACATGGCAGATTACATCTCAACAAAACAAGAGAAGAATCTGTAACTCCTGAATACTTATCCGCATGAGCGCTTTACTGAGACAGTACATCGAGGCAGTCCTCTCTGAGGTCACTGACTATCGCGTACCTAATCAGTTGGTTCCAAAGGGATCAAAGAAGCAAACTGAAAAGAAGACGGATAAGACGGATTCGGAAGAGGAGAAGGAAGAGATGGACGAGATGAACGTCGCCGCGAACATTGCAGGTTACACAGCACCACTTGGTGCTTCTTCAGCTGACGTTGGAGCAAATCCGACGAAGCCTGGGCAGAAGCTGAAGAAGAACAAGAAGAACTTTGCGCGCTGGAAGTGATCTCTGTTGCGACTAAATTTTGAAAAGTCTGTTGACCTTATGATAAGGTGACGACACAAGGCGACGCTCCTGACATGGTGTACAGGTGGTTGTCAGCGTGTCTGATTAGGAAAAGGAAAAGGAAAAGGAAATGGCCGTAGATATTGAAGCAATTAAGCGTCGTGTGGCAGAACTCAGTGGCGTCAAGAAGACCTCGTCGGTACAGATGTGGAAACCAGGTCTCGGAGAATACAAGGTACGCTGCCTTCCCTGGAAGAATTCTGTTGACGGTCAACCGTTCGCAGAGAGGTGGTTCTACTACATCGGTGAAAACGCAGGTATCCTCACTCCGAAGCAGTTCGGCAAGCCTGATCCCATCGACGACCTCATTCGTAAGCTGTACAGCAGTGGAAAGCCTGATGACCGTGTCCTTGCTAAGAAGCTCGCTCCAAAGATGAGGTGTTATGCTCCTGTCATCGTCCGCGGCGAGGAGGACAAGGGCGTGCAAATCTGGAGCTTCGGCAAGCTCGTCTACCAGCGCATGCTTGGTTTCTTCCTCGACGAGGAGGTCGGTGATATTCTCTCTCCGTCCGAAGGGTTTGACCTCAAGGTTTCGATCACGAAGCAGCCAGGAAAGCAGTTCAACGACACGACAGTGGACCCAGCTCGAAAGTCGTCTCCTCTTCACACAGACTCTGCAACGGCTCAGAAGTGGCTCGACAACATTCCAAGCATCGATGACATGTATCGTCTCAAGTCGACGCAGGAGATCGAGGCAGTTCTTAATAACTGGCTCAACGGTGGCTCCTCCGAGCCGTCGCATGACGGAGGTTCCGTCAGAGGTGCTGAACCAGTTGACGAGCTTGAGAATCTCGTCGCAGAAGTGAAGCAGTCCGCTCCTTCTGACAAGAAGGTCGTGAAGAAGGCTGACAAGCCTGAAGTCAAGAAGCAATCCCTTGATGACGCATTCGCTGACCTAATCGGTGAGGACTGATAAAAAAGAAAAATTCCCAGATCACTCTGGGAGTTTTTTATTGGAATTTGCTTGGTTAGAATAACAGATGAGGAAATTAACACATGGCTAAAAAAGAGCGATCCCAGGGAGATGATACGCAACAAAATAAGTCTAAAGAAGACATTCAAGACTTTACCGCAGCTCTAATCAGAGACCTCAACAAAGAGTTTGGTACAAGAATTGCATATAATCTCTCTGAGATGGATGCGCCCACAATTGTAAAGCGCTGGATCGACACTGGCTCCATTCAGCTTAATTATGCGATTCGTAATGCGTCTGAAGGTGGCTATCCAGAAGGTAGAATCATTGAGATCAGCGGTCCACCTTCTTCAGGTAAGTCGCATCTCGCGTATCATGCAGCCTCCGTTGCACAGAAATTAGGCGGTTTAGTTGTTTACGTTGATACAGAAAATTCTGTGCCCGTTCAGAAGTTGGCCGATATGGGCATCGACGTCCGTAAGAGGTTCGTCTACGTGGATACCCACTGTACCGAGGAGGTCTTCTCCATCATCGAGTCCACCATCACCAAGGCGAAGCAGATCATCGAGAAGAACGTTCCTATCGTCGTCATCTGGGACTCTGTTGCAGCAACCTCTCCCAAGGCTGAATTGGACGGTGAGTACGAAGACAACTCTATCGGCCTTCAGGCGCGCGTCATCTCTAAAGGCATGCGTAAGATCACAGGTGTGATCGGTCAAAATAACGTCACGCTACTGTGCATCAATCAGATCCGTGACAAGATCGGAGTGATGTATGGCGATCCGACTACCACACCTGGCGGCAAGGCGATTCCATTCCACGCTTCTGTTAGAATCTCGCTGTCCAGCGGTAATCCAGTCAAGGACAAGGACGGAAACATCATCGGTATTCACGTCATCTGTACGCTGAAGAAGAACAAGGTCGCGCCTCCCTTTAAGAAGTGTGAGTTCGACATCATCTTCGGCAAAGGAATTGTGGAACACGACTACATCTTCGACGAAGTACGCACTTGGTGTAAGGAAAATGGCGGTGTAGTCTTCGAGGGCAACAAGGTCTCCATCACAGGTGACGGTGCCTGGAAGGAACTTGTGGTCTCTTCTGAGAAGACCGGTGAAGTTCTCATCACCAAGAAGTTCTATAAGGCAGACTTCGGTGAAGTGATGAAGGACGAGAAGTACAAGAAGTACGTCGATGCTGTGATTGATGCAGCATTGACTATCAATCCAGGTACAATCGAGCAGATAATTGAAGAGGAGATAACTTCTGATGAGTGATGATATTGTTGTGGGATATAAGAACCAGGTGCCTCCTTTGTATGCTACTCCTGGTTCTGCAGGATGTGATCTAATTTCCAGCGAAGAAGTGACATTGGCTCCTGGCAAGTGGACAGCTGTAGGTACGGGTCTCTATCTTGAAATTCCGAAGGGTTATGTTGCACTCGTTTGTCCACGTTCAGGATTGGCGCTCAGGAATGCAGTTTCTGTTCTGAATGCACCTGGTATCATCGATTCCGACTACAGAGGTGAAATTAAGGTGATTCTCATTAACCACAATTCGCTCAGGTACACGGTCAAGAAGGGCGACAGGATAGCCCAGCTAGTCTTCACTCCTGTTGTGCAGGCTCAAATGAAGATCTCTGACCAACTTACGTCGACAGATCGCGGCGAAGGTGGTTTTGGAAGCACAGGTCGCTAACATGGAACAGGTCCTCTTGGTCGTCCTCTCTTTTGGACTCGGCTATGCCTTAGGCTCTCTCGACAACTTAAGGAAGGCGATCAAGGGGACCGAGTCCACATCATTTGTCTCTGGTGTCGTGAAGGAAGAAAAGGCGCAGGCGAAACGCAAAGTCACGATTGACGAGACGAAGTATGTCACAGATATTTCTACAGACAGCTTAGAATCCAAAGGATCTTCGCTCGGTGTTGTGACTCAGACCTCTGACAACATAACGTCAGCGGCAAACAAGCTCGCTCAATTAAAGAAGATGAAAGGATAATACAGACATGGCTAAAGGTTTAGACGTCGGTACTTCATTCATCGTCCTCTCATCCGAGGGCGAGGGTGGAACCGTTGAGTACAAGGATTTCAGAGACGCTTTCTATGTGATCAAACCATCAACACCGATCGCGTCAAAGATGATTGAAAAAGGTCTCACTGGAAAAGTTTTCGTAAAAGATACAGATGGTTCCTACATCATCCTGGGCAAGGATGCCATCGAGAAAGCAGTGGAAAGGAATGACTCTGCGAAGCGACCCATGTATAGAGGAGTCGTGTCTTCCAAGGAGAAGGACGCACGTCGAGTCTTATCGTACATACTTAAGGAAGTCGCTGGAAAGGCCACGAAGAAGGGCGAAAAGCTCGTATTCTGTGTACCTGCACAACCAGTCGATCAGGAAGACGATGATTTTGATGTTGGCTACCATGAGGACGTTGTCAAGAAGGTCCTCGAAGAATGTGGTTATGAGGCTCGGGCGATCAACGAAGCGGAAGCGCTATGTTACTCGGAGCTTGCGGACGATGACTATACCGGTGTTGCCTTGTCTTGGGGCGCGGGTATGGTTAACGTTTGTGTCATGCTAAGTGGTGAGCCTGTCGTCAAGTTCTCCACCACGAAGTCGGGTGACTGGGTTGACCGCATGGCAGCAGTTGCCACTGGCGAGACGGATTCAATCGTCCAGGCAGAGAAGGAGCAAGGTGACTTCACCATTGGTAAGCCCAATGATAATCAAGTTCTTGCTGCTGTTGCCACCTACTATGATCGTCTCATTGATTACACTACGAAGCAGCTTGCCGCAGCAATGGACGGTCACAAGACTCTGCCTAAGTTCAAAGATCCGCTTCCTGTAGTGGTTGCCGGTGGCACCACCAAGGCTAAGGGATTCGTGAAGCACTTCGAGAAGAAGCTTCAGGAGAACGGATTCCCACTTCCTACGAAGGAAGTCCGTCATGCTTCTGATCCTCTTCACGCAGTTGCAAGAGGTTGCCTTATCGCTTCACAAATTCTCTAATGGACTCTCAAGTCGAGTGGAAGGTCTCAGAAGACTTTGAAGGTCTTCTTGAGGCGATCATGACATGCAAGAGAGATCTCACGAAGTGCTGCTTCGCAAAGTTTGGAGCAGCAAAGATCCTAGAATATAAGGTCAGCGCACCTCAAAAAGTATGTGATCTTTTACTTCACGCGAGCAGCAACACACCTATCACTTCCAAAGAACACGACCTCTACTGTCACAAGGCTGTAGCTGATTTTGAACACTTTAGACTCTTTAAAACGAAGCTGTATGGAGATTCTAGAATGTTAGTAGAAGCGAAATTTGATGTTGGCGAAGGCATAGGAAAGTATTGGTACGGCGACGTAACTTTGACTTGACAAGTCAAGCGTTCATGTGATAGTATTGTTCACATGTCTGACGAGCGTCCCGTCTTCATAATCGACGGAATGAACATGTACCTACGCTCCTACGCAGCATATCCACAGTTATCCTCACACGGATATCAAATGGGTGGCTGCGTAGGATTTCTCAAATCACTACAGCGTCTATGCAGAGAGTTTCAACCTGCCAGTGTCTATGTAACTTGGGAAGGAGGAGGTTCTCAGCGTAGGCGTAAATTATATCCCGATTACAAATCCGATAGAAAACCTGGTCGATTAAATCGATTTTACGGGGATGACATACCAGACTCCGAGGAGAACAAGCAGCATCAGTTGATCAGTCTTTTGAGTGCCTTGAAAAACGTTCCCGTTTGTCAGGTCTACGTCTCTGACTGCGAAGGTGATGACATTGTTGCGTTCTTAGTCAGAGGTCCATTCAGAAACAAGCAAGTCGTGATAGTGTCGGCTGACAAGGACATGTACCAGCTTCTTGGGTCAAATGTCAAGATCTACTCCCTTTACAGGAAGAAATTCATCACTGACAATGATCTATTTGAGGAGTTTAGGATTAAGTCTCATAACTTCGCATTAGCGAAGTGTCTGTGCGGTGACGACTCTGACAACATTCCGGGGGTTAAGGGCTTAGGTTTCAAGAGCGTTGCAAAGAAGTTTCCCATGCTGGGCAGCGAAGACACCATAATCCTGCAAGATCTCATCAACTACTCTCACGCTCAGAAGGGTGAAGCATACAAGAGAGTGACTCAAAATGAGGACATTGTCAAACGGAATTGGCAGCTTGTCCACCTAGACGGCAGTATGTTGTCGTCTGATCAAGCGAAACGTGTAGAACACGTCGTAGATACATTTGAACCAACAGTAAATAAGATGGGGTTGCTGAAGCTAATGATCAAGGAAGGAATCGCAGACTTTGACGTCGAGGGTTTCTTTTATGATCTGTCATGTATCGAAGTCCTTCGATAGTCTTCGGGGAAA